GCGTTGGCAGCAGTTCATGCACCAGTGGAACCAGGGCAACCCTGACATTGGTTCAGTGGGGTCTGACACCGACTATCGGTGCGACATCCTTGTGTACGTGCACGATCACCCTGTCACCACTAACGCTGCTACGTACAACAACGACGCTTCGATGCCTTACTCATCAGGTGTGTTCCCTGGCGCAAAGAAGTTGGCGTACCGTCTGTACAACTGCTGGCCTGGTGGCTACGCCCTTGGCGACCTCGGGGCTGGAGAAAGCAGCATCCTCGTACAGCAACTCACTGTTCACCACGAGGGTTACACCCTTGCATGGGAAACAAGCGAGATCAACGCCCTCGCTACCGTACTGAACGCGTAATCAACAACTAATAGGAGCAGAATAAGATGAACCCATCTGATCTTGATGCGGTAAACAAAGTCATTGACGAGGCGTCGAAAGAGCCAGTTCCCCGTATTTCAGGTAGTCCAAACTGCGACGCTACGTTGCTGATGGGGCTACAGGACAAGAACGGGGACTGGCACGTCAACGCTGTAGTCAGAGAGATGACAGGTGAAGACGAAGAGCACCTGTCTCATCTTGAGACACGAGACAACCTGTCGTACGCCGACTACATGACTGAACTCCTCTCTAGGACAGTTGTGTCAATTGGCCCAGCAGAGAGTTGGTCACCAACACTGATCGACTCACTTGTTACCGCTGATCGCGACATCCTCTTCATCGCCACTATTCGTGCCACGTACGGAGATCAGCGGGAGTTTCGACTGAAGTGCTCCCAGTGTGGAGGAAGTAACGACGTAAATGTCGATCTGGTTGATGGGTTCCCGGTCCTCGGCACTACCGAGCAAATCCGCTCAAAGCGGGAAGTAACCCTTCGGTCAGGCGCAACTGTGACGGTGTCACACCCGACAGGAGCAGACAGCCGTTACGTCGCTAAGCACGCCAAGACGACTGCCGAGCAGAACACGACGCTCATCGCACGCTGCTGCGATGTGAGTACACAAGTACCAAACAAGGTGGAGTGGGCCAAGAAACTTGGCATCGCAGACCGTAACGCCATCATCAAGGTTCTCTTTGGTGACAAGTTCGGTCCTCAGATTGAGGAGGTGAACGCCCCGTGCGGACATTGCGACGAAAACATTTCGTTCACTGTCGACTGGGTGTCCCTTCTATTTGGCTGATCCTGTGTCTAACTACTGGGAATACGAACTGATCGCCTCCGTATACAACGGTTTCAACTTCAAAGAACTTCAAGGCATGACCGTGCGCCAGCGTCGCTACTGGTATGAAATGGCGAAATGGCGCAGTAACGTCGGAGGCTAGTACGTGGAAAACGAAGACCAATCATCGTCTAATGCCCTCGGGATGCACTTTAAGTCCCTCAAGGCAGCATTTAAGGTCGATTCGTCTGCCGTAACGTCTCTGAACAAAGACTTCAAGACTCTGCACGAGACGCTTGTTGGTGTACGTAAGGAACTTGAAACTATCTCCAAGTTGTCCGTTAGTGCCAAAGGCGCTATTCAAGGACAAGGAGCGCAAGACTCAAGCAACCCACACTCCAAGATGGCCGCTATGGCGGCTAAGGCGGCTGGTCAGGGTGCTCCTACTCCAGCAGTAGGTGGCGGTGCTGGTGGAGGAATCGCCTCAGCGATTTCCGCTGCCGGTGGTGGAGGCGGTGGTGGTGGAGCAGCCGTCGCTGCGAACATCATTGGAAGCCTAGCGTCGGCCATCGGCAAGGCCGTGGATAGTCGTATCCAGTCTGGGTATCAGTACTCACTGTCTGCCGACAAGATGAACATGCTCTACCAGCAGACGACTGGTATGAGTCAGTTGGACGTTCAGTCGACGTACCGTCAGCCACTGACCGACTACCGCCTTGGTGTGGGCGGAATCAACGAGGTGCTTGCTCTCCAGGCAAGTACTGGATTATCGCAGCAGGCATCGTCATTTGACGCCCTACGAACCATGTCTGGGTTCGGGTACTCCACTGCCGACACCGCTGCAATGGCTAAGGCAATGGCATCTCCCACTGCCGTGAACCGCATGTTCTTCACCACTGGCATGTCGATGTACGGCATCGGTGGCAAAGAGAACGACATGATGTCGGTAATTCAGAACCTCGTGCAGGCAACTGGCATGACCAACGAGACGGTACTGAAGGGCGCAAAGCAGCAAGGCTCTGTTACCCGTCAACGGCTGGCGTTCTCAGGTCTCCCTGAAGACATGCAGGACGTGGTGATCCAGTACGCAGAAGCCAACCTTGCGTACAAGGAGAAGGGCGGCACGGGGATGTACAACCCCGGTGACCGATCACAGCAGAAGTTGATGGGCATCAGTGAGAACTTCGCACTTCAGCAAGAAGAAACACAGCGAACACAGGCTGAGCGCGAGGAAAACTTCTACCGCCGTCAGGCAGACAACTTCGCTGATCTGGAGAAGAAGACTCAGTCACTGACTCGTATGTTTGGAGCGCTTGAAGAGAGGCTCAGCGGTCTTCTTGGTGAGCAGATCAGCAACAAGCCGTACATGGACATGGCTAAGCCTGCTATGGGGGCTGCTGGTACTGGACTACTGGCTGCCGGTGCTGCCCTCACCTTCGGTACAGGTGGGGCTGGCGCTATTGCTGGTATCCCTATGATGATCGGCGGCGGGATTCTCTCGTTCCTGGCTGGTGACCCAGAAGAGAAGCCCAGCAACGCTGCTGCAAATGCCACACCAAACATCTCTGTTCCTACATACGGTAAGCCCACGACTATCTCTGGCCTTGCCAGCATGTCATCGTTCAAGAGCCTCCACCCGACGTTCAAGAACCGCCTGCTCTCCCTCATCCAGGCATCAGGTGGACGTGTTGGGTTCGGGCAGGGCAAGCGCGCCTCCTCTGATCAGCGTGCTCTGTTCCTGTCCCGCTACACCCCGACCAGCGAAGACACGGGCATTGTCTTTGAGGGGAAGAACTGGAAGAAGAATCCAGGGGTTGCACCCGCTGCACCTCCTGGTAGGTCGATGCACGAAGTCGGTCTTGCTGCTGACCTAGTTGGCGACATGGGTTGGTTGGAGCAGAACGCCTCTCGCTTCGGGCTGAAGACGTTCGGTGATGTTAACAACGAGCCGTGGCACGTTCAGCCATCGGAACTTCCAAACTCACGTCGTGAATACGAGCAAATGGGGGCAGCGTGGGGGTCTGACGGAAAGTACAACGAGGACGCATCGTTCTCCAGCGAACCTGTCGGTGGCACTACGCACAAGTCTAGTGAGCACGGGGTTGGCGACACGTCCATCGGTGGCGTCTCTCTCCGTACGTACGACGGCGTTTCAATCGACCAGAAGATCGCCCAATTCCAGGCTGACTCTTTCGTTAGTTTCATGACTAAGTCTGGACAGGCCAGGGAGATCCGCTCAGGTGGTTCGGTCGCCTCAGCAAACAGCGTCCCCATCGTTCCCTCATCTGGATCGATGTCTGGTGACGACATCGTTCGTCTCATGATGACTAAGGGCGGATGGTCTGGCCAAGACCTCGTCAAAGCAGTTGGTATTTCGCACCGTGAAAGCCGCTGGAACCCTAAAGTACTTAATCCTAACAAGGGCACAGGGGACACGTCGTACGGGCTGTTCCAGATCAACATGCTTGGCAGTCTTGGGCCATCTCGTCGTAAGTGGTTCGGAATCCCTAATGACGAATCGCTATACGACCCGTCAGTAAACGTTAGCGCTGCTCGCAAGATGTTCGACTCTAGGGCAAAGACCAACGGAAATGGCTGGTACGACTGGGGGCCGTATAAGGGCAAGCCAGAGACGTTCAACGTAGACATGGGTGCTGCTGCTGCCACTGTGGAGAGTTACAAGCGTCGTAACTCTGGTGACCCTGTTGAGATGAGTGGACGTTCCGGCAGAGGTGGGTCGTACACGTCTATTCAAGGAGGTAGTACCATCAACATCGCCCCAACAATCAACCTTATTGGCGGTTCGTCCGCACGAGGTGACGCAGAGGCAATCGCTGACGAGTTGACTCGTCTACTCAAAGACAGTGACCTATTGGCCTCAGTAAGGGGTAGTTAATGTCGTACCGTGACAGCCAGTTCTACAAGTTCCCTGTAGGGGAGCGAAACAGCGCCACGGACAACCCTCCCTTCGCCTATCCAGGTGGGACTGCTCAGACATTCACAAAGTCGGGCACTAAGAAGGTTCAACGTGGGTTCATCAAGTCGCTGATGGGTGGCAACTCTGCGATCTTCCAGAACCTGGGGATTGACGAGACGCAAGCAAACAGCCCAGTGTTCAACAAGCGGATGTGGTTCCAGTTCAACCCTGAGACGCTCTCTCAAGACGTATCAATGTCAGAGGGGTTGACGAACCCTTACCTTCAGGACGCTGGCCAGTTCACGCAGCCCGTTGCTGCTATGCAGAACTTCTCGTTCAACATCCTTCTTGACCGGCAGTTTGAAATGAACCGCAGGTCGCAATCAGTTGCTCCTGACTCTCCCTACTTCACCGGGCCTAACGCAGTGACTAACGACCCGATCTTTACGTCTACTGATCCTGGCGACATTGGTGTACTCGCAGACTTAAAGGTGCTTTTTGCCATCATTGGTCAAGGACTATCCAGCGAGCAAGTAACGTTCTTTAAGAAGTTGGCAGAACTACAGTCTGCAACGTCTAGGGACACATCAGAGTCGACCGACCAACTTCTTGATGAAAATGGAACACCAGTAACTCCTGGTAGCGGTTTCACATTTGCTGACGGCAGGAACTCCCTGGACAGCAACATCAACCTGGGCAACTTCGCTTTCTTGTCCACACTTCCTGTCCGTGTCGTGTTCTCATCACTGTTCATGGTGGATGGTTTCATCACCCGCAGCAGTGTGCTCTACACGAAGTTCAATGCAAACATGGTTCCGGTGCAGTGCACTGTCAACCTACAGATGCAGGCAACGTACATTGGGTTTGCACGTCAGGACACAATCCTGACCGAGGCGCTCAAGGTCGTGAAACCTACGTCTGTTGCTGCTTCTGATCCAGGTGCTGACACAGGTACACCAGCGCCATCGCTTGATGGGTCACCGGAGGATAGACAACTACTAAAGAAGTGGCTTACTACAGGGATTCTTCGTCAATTCAGACTTCGTGTGTACGCTGGTGGCGGCGACCACGCATGGGGTGACGGTCCTCCTAGTTCTGCTACTTTTTCTATTGACAATGGGTTCAAAGAGCGGATCTGTGGTGATTCATCACTAGGACTTGTGTACGGATTTAAGTACGCACCATCATCGTACAAAGACGATGAAATCTACAATTACATGAACGACAAGACAGGCGATGTAGCCATCAGTTACAGTTGGGATATCTCTGTGTACAGAGAACCTTTCGGTACTGAAACGGCAAGCCCTGACATCGACACGTCAGTTACCGATGGTTACAGTCTTCTAATCTGGAGACTTACCCGATCATCGATCAACGCTGATGGTATGGATGGGGCAGATACCGCCACGACACCGTCACAGTACGATGCACTAAGGCGGGTACTGGACGAGAATGTCAACCCAGATAATAGTGGCATGCGTAAACCGGGATGGGCAGGGAATCGTTTGGGGTCAGACTTCTGGTTATCGCAAGCGACTGCTACGGAACTATACGGCGGAGTGAGTCCTAAAAAGAAGATCAAGGTAGTACTCACATTCAACATGACAGCGTCGGTTGCCTCGCCAGGCAAGTCGCCGTCAACGTGGTCCCTTCCTACAATTAGAAAGACTCAGTACGCATCACCGTACCGTCTGTTTCTTGAATGGGACTTTGATACCAACCCACCACCGCGAGACACCCCGAGTGGTATACCAGGATTGTGGGGTCCGAGGTCGTAATGGCAACATCGTCACGGTACAAGACATCGTACGCTCAAGACGCTACGACCACCATCTCTGTTCGATCCTCTACGTACCCTACAAGGTACACGTATCACGTATCGTCTGACGGTGAGTCCTTTGAATCCATCGCTACTTGGGCGTTTGGCGACCCAGAGCGGTGGTGGGAGATTGCCGACATCAACTCTCAAGTGCGCTACCCAAACTTCATTCCAACTGGAACTATCATCAGGATTCCATCCTCGTGATCTTCCGTGGACGCCTGAAGAGTTCACCTGTAATCGACGTTACCTTTGATGGTATTTCCATGAACTACCAATCAATCGGTAAAGTCGAACTTATGCTTGACGAGAACAAGCACGACACGCTCATTGTGACTATCCGTGGCATGAGTCCAAGGCTTCTGGTAGAGATGATCAACGTGCCTATCAAGGCTACGTGGTATGTCGGCAGCACAGGTCACACGTTCATCGGCTACGTCTACAGCGTCAACCCTCAGACAGTGTCCAAAGAAGGACTTGTAAACAACAGCCCATTTCAGCGGGCAGATGTCGTTTGCCTTGGTGCCTCATCCGCTATGCGTGGCAAGCAGACTCGCGTATGGTCCGACGTGTCACTAAACACGATTGTGTCAAAGATTGCTGAGGACTACCGCATTTCGTACTCAGTGCCTAGCGTGACTCCTACGTTCCAGCGCCTATTTCAGGACGGCAAGTCTGACTGGGAGTTTCTCGTAAATACATGTACGGACGTAGGTCTGTCTGTGACTATGCACGGTACGCACCTAACTCTTTGGGACAACGTGCGGTATCTGGCTCGCCGCTCCTCATACCATGAGATCCTCTCACTACGCACACCCGCTGCTCGTACTGTTGATGCGCCAGGCAGGATTCTGGACTTTAGTGCTTCTCTGAAGACCAACTCTGGCGTCGTAGCCTCTGGTGTAGACCGCAGTGGAACGGTGTTCTCTAGCGTTGGTCCCTACCCCGCTAACACTGGGGCGGGCAGGGAAGCAACGTCTACCTGGGTTGACACTATTCCTATCAACTTCAGCGAGTTCGACCTAGCCGACTCTGTTATCCGCTCAGCAAACACCAGAACGTTCCCGTTTACTGCTGAAGCCACTGTTACAGGTATCGCTGGGTGCATCCCCGGTGGGATTGTCAATGTCGTTGACTTCGGGTCAGATATTGACGGACTTTGGTGCGTGTCTGGTGTAAAGCACGTCGCCATGAACGACAGGTTCATTACCAAACTTTCTCTTGCTAGTTTTACGCACAACGCCGATCCGGTCGATCTTCCTCCGTCCATTTCTCTTCTAGAGCCGCCTACCAGCACGTTGGTAGAGGGATCGTGGGTATCATCC